TGCCGTTGCCATACAGCTTCTTGATCTCTTCGAGCTTGCGCATGACCTCTTCCTTGCTCATGGAATCGATCGTGCCGTGCCGAATCTCTTTGCGATCAATGTAGATCGTGCCGAGGGCCTGCCCGCGACGGTACTCCGCTTGCACCGCGGCACCATACGCTCCCGCGGCCAGGGCCTGGTCACGAATGACCTGTAGGTCTCTCATGTGCCGTTCGTAGGTCGTGCCGTACTTCTCGGCCATCTCTGCTCGAGCCTTCTGAATGGCAGCGACGATATGCGGATTTTTGTCGGGGTTGGTCAGCGTCTCGGCCTTCGTGGCCGCGTTCTTCTCGGGCCACCCCGCACGGACCACGGCTTCCTTGAGCGTGACGTGCCCGTCTCCCGCGACGAACTCGTTGACGAACTTCCATTCCTGCGTCGTGAGCTCTCGGTGCTTATGTGGCTTCACGGGCCGCGCGAGCTTCTCCAGCGTCTGCGGCTGGAGGCCCTTGCCGATCTTCTTGCCGAACTCCTTGTCAGCCTTGCTGCGTAGCTTCACGCAACCCTCCACACGCGCCAACCGTCCTCGACCTTGCGGCACGAGAACTTCGTCCCGTGGCGCTTGGAGTACATCCATGCGGCGCTACGGGCGTTCTTCGCCGACTCGGCATCGGCTAACAGGAAACTGTCCCCCACGGCCATAACCGGGAAGGGGTATTTCTCCCGCTGGGCTTCGGCTGGGATAGGGATACCAGAGTCAACTCTCAACATATCACCAGTATATACAGGGCAACTCTGGGCCGTCTAGGGGCCTTCGGGGCCGTTTCAGTAGAACTTTTACCAAGAATATAAGCGTCAGCAGCAACATTTGTTTGAAATCGGCTATACCCCAGAGAAATTACACCTCACACTACTCAAAACATACCGTAAGTAGACTTAACCTCTTGTTTCTATTCACTTATTACACCATTACATTACATTCGACATAAATGTTGCGTCTAGGAGCAACATTTCTCTGGATAGGCTCTACTGACGGCCCTCCAACGCAATCCCCGGGCCGTGATCCTGTCTCCTTTCAACAACAAAACCGCCCCAAAACCCGTTAAAACGCAACAACCCTGCCTCCCCCGTGCCTTCTGGCCCGTGGTCCACGGCCCTCGGTCCCTCTTCCCTTGCCTCTCCGCCTTTCTACCCCCCATAATGCGCAAAGCCCCGGTGTTACTAGCACCGAGGCCTCACTTCCCACTCGTTGTAGGAGCAACGTATGAGCAGCCCCGATGATAACACCCTAGAGACCATCCGCGCCCTGTTGGAATACCAGGACGTTGGCAATGGCATATTGATGTGGAAGATCGGTCCCAAGAAAGGAGAGTTGGCCGGATCGTACGTCGGCCCGAACAAGGAAGAGCTTCGGGTACGGATTAACGGTCAGTCTTTGTTAGGCGCCAAGATCGCGTGGTTCTTGGTCTTTGGTTTTTGGTCCGAGTACCGTTTTCGGTACATCAATCAAGACAAGACAGACATCCGGCCCGAGAACATCGAAGAGACGACGCGCCGGGACGGTCCGGGGCGATAAAAACCCCCGGGCCTCATCGGCCCGGGGTCCGCGGCAGGGGATGGCTTGGAGTGCTGGAAAAGCGCCGCGGGAAACTTACTGGACGCCGGCGCCCATGGCCTTCTTGAAGTCCCCTTCAAGCATTCGGGCCGCGGTGCGGACGGTCATGATCTCGCCGAATTCGATCTCGGAGATATCGACCTCGAGGGGGCCGGGGACGAGTCCCGGAACGACGACCACGGGTCCGACGAGCCCGTAGCGTGTGCCGTTGATCGTGAGGGTGATCATCTGCACGAGTGGGGCGCGGTCCGGTTCCTCGAGGCTTAGGTCGTCCATGTCGTTCATTCCCTCATGTTGCGCCCGGACTCGTACCAATGCAAATCGAGCAAGAGCCGCTCGATATGCGTGGTGAGCCCGTCGCGTTCCTGTTTGAGCCCTCGGATCTGTTCCGTGAGGGACTCGAGGAGGACGTTTTGGATTTCGATCCGGCGGCGCAGCTCGAAGACGTACTCGCGGAGCTGGAGATCGTGGATCGGAATGGGTGGATCGTCGGTCGTGTGGATCGCGGGGACTAACATGTCGCACCCCACTCGTAATAGCCTTCCCGATTCAAGATCGCCCGGACCTTCTCTTCGGCGGCGAGCGCCTCTTCGACCAGCGGACGCAGGGCCTTGGTCCGTGGCTCGTGGTTATAGCCCCCTGTGAGCTCGAGCGTGAGCCCTTGGAGCGCCATGTTGGCCTCGTGAAGCGCGAGGAGTGTGTCTTTGCGGTTCATGTCTTCTTGACCCCCTGTGCTAGAGCAAGGAACTTCTCCAATTTCTGCACTGTGATTTCCGTGTTGCTCGTTCCGAATACGATCCCGGCTTTCTCGGCAAGTTTGATCACGTTATATAACTCGCCGCCTTCCAGCGACCGGGCGCACTCTTCGCAGTGTGTTTTCTTGCGTAGCCGTGGGTAAAGGTTGCAGTAGTCACAAGTCAGTTCCTTGTCCATCCACTGCCAGCCAAAACATATCCGCATCATGGCGCGGTGGAATGCGTGGGGTTTACGGGTTACTCCAAACTGCTGGACACCCTCTGCCCCCGGCAGTAGCCAACGGCCTAGTTCTTTCTTCTGATGCACAGATGTCATTTGCTTTCTCCCCTCGCACGGATGGTGTCGGCGCAAACTCCTACAGCCCTCGCCTCGCGTGGATGCCATTGCGTCAGTTTTTCAACTTCCGAATCGCACACCTTCGCACACGCCTCCCGCTCGGCTGCGGTAACGAGTTCTGCAAACTTTTCTAACTGTTCTTCAGTGACAGTCCATACCTGCGTGTTGCTTGCGGTAATGGCTACGTTCAAAAGCATTTTCATGTGATCGCGGGTCATGGCTGCTTCTCCGTGACTTCGCACACGCCGATCTCGACAAGCTTTTCGATGTAGCAGCGCAAGCACAGGGTCTTCTCGAGCCCCGTCATGTGGCTGGTCATCGTGCTAGAACCGATGTCGCCGTGCACGGGGCAGACGTATCCTGGTTGGCGGATATCCAGTTTGCCCCATTCATTGGGGTTCATCTTGTTGAGATCCTTGAAGAACTCTTCGGTGTTCATCGGACAACCCCCCGTATCCGATCGGATACAAGCTTGGCGTAGCCGGCGATGTCGTCCCACGAATCGGCCTTGTTCGGATCCCCGTTAACGATGCGGGACATCTTGGTCGCGATCATCTCGAGGGCTTCCCATTGGTCGTCGGTGAACGTGCGGCCGTGATCTTCGGCATGCTCGGCCATGGCGCGCTTCAATGCCTGGGCAAGCCGGGCGTTGTCCGCGAACGTGCCGTAGTCACTCGCGCGGGTGTCGAGGATGCCATCGAGGCCCGTGGTCCGTGAGTCTCGATCCCCGAACAGCGCATCCACTTCGTCGTTCGTGAGAAGTGGCTTATCCATCTGCTCACGCCACGTGGGCGCGGCGACTTCAGCGTTCCCTGCGGCCTTCTCGCGAAGCTTGTAGGCGTAGGGAAGTGATATCCCGAAACGCTTGGCGACGCCGCTGACCTTGGCGCCAGGGCTGTCGTGGAACCAGTTGATGGCGCGTTGGGCGGCGCCCGACTTCTTGAGTTTTTTACTGGAGGGCATTGAGGGTCTCCTTCTGTTGATAGAGGTGAGCGACGCAAGAAGGCGGGAAAGCCGCCTCTTGTGAGTCGTAGGCACAGGCCGCGGCGATCGGGTCGGAGGCGCTGTTGATGTACTCTGTTCTCAGATGCAAGTCGTACGCGCAGTACGCAAAAACACTGAGAAGAATAGAGCCAAGCACGCCGCAGACAGCAACAAAAAACTTTGTATCACTTTCCATTTCAATCTCCTTTCTAGGCTTTCTAACGATTAAAAGTATTCTCTTCCGCCCCTCGAGCATCTCCAATTGGGTCTTGGAACATGCGGGTCGATGGGCCTGCGCCTATTGCGCAGAAACCAAGTTATACCCATGACTAGGCTAAAAAACAAGACTAAACCTAATCCAGACATGATGATCTCCTTCATGCTTTCTTCTTTCTCCTCACCCTTATAACCCGCCTTTCCTCGAAGTGCAAGATCCGGTGGCAATTCGCGCAGAGGGGGATGCACTTCTCCTCCGCCTCCTTAATGGCCTCCTTGAGGTTGTTTTGCTTGAGGATGAGATCGTTCACGGAACGCTTGTTATGGCGGATCACGTGGTGGAAGTCGATCACCGCGGGATGGGAGAAACCGCAGTGCGAACAGGACTGTTTGGATCGGTAGTCGAGCCACGCCTTCTTGACCGAGGCGCGGCGGGTGCCGCTTTGTTTGATGACTTGCTGGGCGTTCTTCAAATACCAGCGACGCGAGTACTCGCGCTGGCGTGCCGCTCGGACCTTGGCGTCCTTGAACGGCACTAGAGCCGTCGTTTCCAGTAGAGGGCTCGTGCAAAGGAGTAGGGGATGGCGGGCTCGTAGAGCCGAAAGCCACAGGTGATGAGGTTATTGGCGCTTGGGACGTTATCCGTGGTGTCTGAAACAGCCCAGTTGTACCCCTGCCGCTTGGCCCAGAGCAGCCGCGCGCGGATCAGACGGCGTTGGATGCCGCCCCCTCGAGCAAGTGGCGTGACGCCGCAGCGGCCGAGGTAGACCCCATCGGGGATTTGTTGGGAAGGAGACAGACACGCGAACGCGACCGGCGTGCGGCGGTGGTAAGCGATCCACCAGACCCCCTCTTCCGGGAAGTACAAAGCATCGTGCGGCAGACAAGCCCGTTGCAGCTCGATGAGTGTCTCTTCGACTTCCGGGTTCGAAGGATCGACCTTTTCACAGACGACCTTCATAGGCCGCCAGTGTAAAAGAAAACCCCGCTATTTCAACGACGCGCCGTAGTACTTTAAGACTGTTTCAAAGCAGAACAAATGACCTTCCATGGTCTTGATGTCGAGTTCCTTGTCAAGCTCGAAGATCGCCATGCCGTTGTCCTTCTTGCGGGCGGCGAGATCCGTGGTCAGCGCTTCGTACGTCCTAATGAGTTCGGCAACGACGATCTGATCGAGAAGGTCGGTGGGAAGCTCCAAAGTAACGGACTCTTCCTTGGGCTGCTTGGCCAAGAACCGCTTGGCGGCTTTCTTGCCGAGTGTGCGTTCGAGTACAGCTTTGCGGCTCATGTTAACCTCCGATAGTCGATCGGTAACTTTTCGCTTCTTCATCTTTTGGACTTCCGGTCGGGCGGCGTTATTTTCCACCCTTGCGGCGTCTGTCGAAAGCCTACCGCATGAAGCGCCTCGACTGAGCGGCAAGCCCCGTCAACGCGCTTGTGGCTGCGGAAGCTTTCGGGCGTGGCGAAGACTTGCTTGCACTCGGCGCAGCGGCGGATCTTGGGTACGGTCATTGGTCGCGGGCCTCGAGCATTGTATCGGCCATCTCGTAGGCTTCATCGGCAAGCACTTTCGCGGAGTACATCCCGCGAGAAGAGGCCAACAGCCCTAAGAGCGCCTGTGCCGCGAAGTAGTCGCGTAGCGTGAGACCCCCTCGGATCCGAGCATCGCCTTCGTCGTTCACTACCCGATCGGGGAATACCTGGCTCATTCGAAGTCTCCGTCATCTTCTACGGTAAATTCATCGATGATCTGATCCTCGAGCAAGATGCGCTGAGATTCACTCAGTACCTTGAGTATGTTTACGCGAGAGACTTTGCCGTCTGGCTTCTCGAGCGATACATAAGCGGCTTGGATATCGACCATCGGGGGCAGCGTAACGCCGTTGACGTCCATGGGCGCAAGTACCTCAAAAGTGAGTTCGACGTCTAGGCTTAGTTGTGTCCGATGTTTCACTTTCTTTCTTCCTGTTGGCCTCGATGCGGGCGAGGAGCTCCGCTTCCTTGTACGTCTTGTCAAAGAGCTCGTCGATCAGCGGGCGGATGATGGATCCCATCCCCGCCTTATAGAACTTCTGAAGCTCTTTGATCTTTTGGTAGGTCTCCATGTGGATCATGATCGACCGGAACTTCGTGCCCTTGCGCTTCTCTGGAGAGAAGCGACCGGGGTAGCGGTACTTGCGCTTGCGTCGATAACGCCAGACGTACTCTTTAAGCTCGGCAAGCTTGGGCTCGGCGGACTTGTCTCCGGCCTCGACGCGCGCAGTCAAGCGCCTGACTCCAATGCGTGGAAAGCGCTTGTTGAAGTCGTCGTAACTCAAGTTGATCCACTTCAGACCTTTCGGCAAAGGCTTATCGTCCGGGGATCTTTTTGCTCGTGGCATACGGCTCTCCTTTCTCGTCTACGACTCTAACTGCTCGATACCGCAAACGCAACTATCCTTTTGCTTCTCCCCACGAAGGCCCAAGCTCAACGTCTACACGGGAGGGGACTTCGAGGGAGACGGCTTCGGCCATGATCCGTGCGGCTTCCTGCGCCTGTTCTTTGTTCTCGACGCTCACGGCGATTTCATCGTGCACTTGCAAGAGAAGGCGGAAGCCGGCTTTGTTGAGCGCGACCATCGCGGCCTTGGTCTGATCCGCGGCCGAGCCTTGAATGAGGCGATTAAGACCTTTGTACGTCATCGCACGCTTGATCCGTGGTCCGTATTCAATGACGGCCTGTTCGCGCGGCAGCGCCTTGTTGATGCCGTACTCCACGGGCTCCCAGAGCGGGAAGCGGCATTTGCGTCCCAGCAGCGTACGGATCGAGCCGCCCGAGGCGGGGTGTTCGATGCGCTTCATCACGGCGTTGACCGTGCCCTTGAGGAACGGGACGTTCATATGGAAGCTTTGGATGAGCTCCGCGGCTTCATCGAGTGGCAGATCGAGCGAGTTGGCAAGCTTCTGCTTGCCCATTCCGTACATCAATCCGAGTCCGATGGTCTTTGCGGCTTTGCGCTGGATCCCCGCCATATCTGCCACCATTTGGTGGAAGTCGGTGTCTGGGCTGCTGCGATATGCTTCCGCCATGCGCTCCGCTCCTGGTAGATCGAGGAGGGTAGCGTAGTGGACGAGAAGCCGAGGCTCCTGTGAGCTGAAGTCGTTTGCTGCCCAAAGTTGTCCTTCTTCGGGGAGGAAAAGCGAGCGAACCATCGGGCCGATAATTTCATGACGCGCGGGTACCTGTTGTAGGTTGGGGTTGTTCATCGAGAGACGCCCGGTAACGGTACCACCGTCTTCGGATCGCATCTGGTTGATGTGCGGGTGGATGCGCCCATCGGCGGCGCTGTGATTCATGTAAGGCTCGAGGAATGTGCCGTGGGTCTTGTTGAACTCACGTGCTTCGATGATGAGCTTGGCGATCTCGTGCGGATGGCCATCGAGGAACGTCTTGGTGAAGCTTGGCAAGCCAGTCGTCGTCTTGGGGTAGGGGATCCCGAGTTTGTCGAAGGCCTTGGCGATGCTCGCCGCGGCCCAGATGTCGACCTTCTCGCCAGAGAGGGCTTTGATCTGCTTGATGTGCTCGGCTTCCTTGCGCTTGAAGTCGGCGATGAGTTGCTCGCACTTGTCGCGGTTGAAGCGGATGCCCTGGAACGTGAGGTTGATCAGCACCGGCAGCAGCTCGGTCTCGAGCGTGAAGATCGACTCGACTTCTTCTTTCTTGATAAGCGTCTTGAGGTGGTGCCAGAGCTTGAGCGTGAGCGCCGCGTCCTGTTCAGCGTACTCGCCGACATACATCGCGGGAAGCTTCCAAAGCTCTTTCTTGGCGTGCACGCCGAAGTCGGAGGCGGCGTCCTTCAGCCCCTGCTCTGACTTGACCTCTTTGAGGTAATCGAAGCCGAGGCTGTTGAGGGCGTAGCTGAAGCGGTTCTCATCGATGAGAGGCGCCGCGAGCATGGTGTCGTAGACCGTGCCGTTGACCGTGAAGCCCGAGGCTCGAAGCCAGCCAAGATCGTACGCGGCGTTGTGCATGATCTTGTCGCACGGCAGCTCGAGGACTTTCTTCATCCATCGATTAACGATGCGCTCATCGAGGTTGCCGCCGCCCTGGTGGGCGATCGGGAAGTAGCCCTTCCATCCGTCTACCGCGACGGCGTACCCGACGATGAATCCGTCCTTCCGGGGCCATCCTGGCCCCATCGACTCCATGTGGGGGTCACATGTTTCAAGGTCGATCGCAATCTCTGTTGCGGCGGAAAGATCGGGAAAGTTGGCAGGCGGCACCCACTCCGAGGGCCGCTGGAACATAGGCATGGTGCTCAAAGTCGAAACCCCTTGTAAGAGTTCTTGGGTAAAACAAAATGCAGAGACTGCTTGGCGCGGGTAATGCCGACGTAGAGCAGCCGATTGATGTCATCGGAGTTCTTGTCGTACTCCTGCGCGAACTTGGTCGAGAGATCGCCGATGAGGAGGACGTTGTCCGCCTCGCCGCCCTTAGCGCCGTGAATCGTGGACAGTTTGATCGGCACCTTGCCGGTGACCTTCACGCCACGGCGCAGGAGCGCGATGAGGTAGTTGCGCTTGTCTTCGGCGATCTTGGTCAGCGCCTCGTGCCAGATGGCATCGGTCTGTAGGCCGTGGTCCTTGGTCAGCGAGGCATGGGTATACATAGCTTCTACGCTCGCCGTCTTCAGCCCCTTGTGGCCACGCTTGACGGCGCTGGGATCGAGGAACTTGTAGATGGTTTTGACTGTCTCGAAGGGGATTTCACCGCCCTTGCGCAGGCGCTCCCAGCCGGTGACGGCATGGAGGACGGACTCGGGGATGCTCCGTTGTCCGTGACGCTCGAAGAGCAGCCCTTGGGATTTGATCCACTCGTGCATCTCGGTGAGCATGTAGTTCGCGGCGGCGAGCACTAGCCACTCGCCTTGGGTGATGTCTACGTGATGGAAGTCGTTGTAGTAGACGATCGCGCCGCCTTCGGTGCGGGGCTTCCAGACCTTGGGCTGACGCTTGCGGATGCGATTGACGACCTGATCGGCGAGCGCGTGGATCTTGGAGGGGACGCGGTAGGATTGCTCGAGGACGCGGATCTCCCCGCCAAGAGTGAGAAAGGAGTCAACGTCCGCACCGGCCCATGTGTAGACTGCTTGATCGTCGTCGCCGGCGATGTAGGTGCGCTCGGCGCGTTCGATAAGCTCTTTAACGAGACGCCACTGTAATTGCGATAAATCCTGAGCTTCGTCAATAATTAATGTTTTTAATGACGGAAGTCTGTCAGGTTCGTCTAGAACTTTCTCTAACAAGTCCGTGAAGTCCAGGAGCCCGCGTGAGGCTTTGTAATGTCTGTAGGCCCGATCAACATACTCGAAGTGATGCCACTCGATCGCCATCCGGCTCTCGTTGTAGTGCTGGCGAAGATCCTTGCCCTTGATCCGCGCGATGTTGACCTCGTTCAGGATGGGGTGATCCGCCTTGATGGCAAACTCCTCTTCGCCCTTCTCCACGCCCAACTCAATCCCCGCCTCTTTAGCGAACTCTGCGTAGTGCTCGGGGCCCATCATGTCCTTGCTGGTGATGCCGAGACATCGGTAGGCGAGCGAGTGCAGGGTACGGAACCACGGGAAGTCTAGGTCCGAGTTCAACGCCGGGAACTTCTGGATCGCCCGGTCACGGGCTTCGGTTGCTGCCTTGCGAGTGAACGCAAAGTAGCCGATCTGCGTCGGATGGACGTCCGCTGCGAGTTCGTTTTGTACCACCGAGAGCAGATAGGTCGTCTTGCCTGCGCCCGGAGGGCCGAATACCTTTTCGACGCTCATGGTTCGAGGGGCGGGGCTGGGTAGTAGGGGGCGATGTGGATCGCGAATTGTTCGGGTTGTTCGGCTTGCTTGTCTTGCGCATCACGGTAGTCGTCGAACACGCCGACGATCGAGACCGGATGATCAGGCTTGGTCCAGTAAACCACGAACACCATGCGTTGGTGGTTATTCATCGTTCCCCTCCTCGAGCTCGCGCTGCGATTCAAGGATCATGTCAACCCGCGCCATCTTGCAGGACCAGACGATGATCGGCGTGGCTTCCCCAACGTAAGCGCCTTCGATGTTGAAACTGATGTACTCCTCGGCCTCCTCGTACGACAGGCCAGACTCGTGCATCAGTGTCGCTAGGATGGCGTCACCGTCGTAGACCAATGTGTCTACGCGATCAGTGCTGTTGGGCCCACTCTTCTGCCACACCGTGGCGATACCAATCAGCGCGCTATCAAACCCGGCTATCTTGAGCATTAGAAGGGGCTCCTGCTTTTCTTTTGTTCGGGGGTGTCAAACGGTGAATCCTGTCGCTCAAAACGCGGGATGCGCCAGCACCGTGTCGCGCGGTTCTTGAGGAAGAGGCTAATAGGCTCACCGCCAAGGTCGCGCAGCCGCTGGGCCATCTTCGGCAGCGACATGCTCTTGAAGTTATTGCGAGTAAGGTGCGCCTCGAGATCCTTCATGCGGAAGTACGTGCGAGCTTCTTCGTCACTCGTCCACGGTCTGCCGAGCAGGATCTCGTCGCGGTCCAATGCCTGCTGTAGGTGTGTGCAAAACTCCTCGAGGAGATCGTTGAAGCGCCCCGTGACCGTGGTGTCTTCGCTCGCGGCTGTGATCTGCTCGGTCTCGACCATCTCGGTAAGCAGTGCGTTAAGAAGCTGCTCCCAGTCGGGCTTCTTGACTGCCGGCGGCAGGATGTTGAGCTTCTCGACGCAGGCCTTTTGGAAGGCCATCTGGTTAAAAAGGCTTTCCGTGTCGAGCTCGATGCGCTTGCCGTTAACGTCGAGAAACCAAAGTGGTGGTTCGCTCGCGTACTTCGAGAGCGCAGAGAGCTGCGGGGAGTCTGGCCCGTGGGCCCCGATCCCAAACTTTCGAGTCCTGCACAGGCCGCTATTGCAGAAGCTATTGAGCGGCGCGTCCTTGCACTTGTACCGATACTCCTTCTTATTGATCTGTTTGATCAACATCTGCACTTCGTTGTTCGGGAGCGGAGGGCTCACGTACTTGTAGTTGTACTCGACGATCAGGTTGTCCCACGTCGCCGGGTGCGCGCGCTTCAGGTAGAGGCCGATGTTGAACAGCGCATTGTTCCGTGTGCCTTCGGGCACGCCTTGTGCGCAGATAGCCTGTAGGCATGGAGGACCATCCTTAACGGGGGCGTCGGGGGCCTTTGGCTCTTCGGGGAACTTGAGCGCCTTGTCCTGCACGAACTGGTCGTACAGGGCGTAGAACTCTTCCATCGTCGCGGCTTTGCCATCATCTTTGAAGGCATAGCGCATCGTGTCGTCGCCGCCGAAGTACGGCAGATTCAGGAAGTTGCCGGTATCGCCTCGCTCGACGAGGATCTCGGCTTGCTTCGGGAAGATCTCGCGACCGGCTTCACCAAGAAGCGCCGCGGAGGCTTTCAGATACCGCTGCATCTCGGCAGCGGGGATCGGTTCTTTGACGAACAGGAATACGTGTGCGCCGCCTGACTTGCTGCGGCACACGACAAGGGGCAGCTCGAGGCTACGAATCTTTTTGATCAACCCCGCGTGATCGAGAGGATACTGATCAATATCAATACATCCCCAGATGCAGGAGTTATCGGCACGAATGGGGATGATGCCCAGCGACGGCTCAACGCCCTCGATGTGCTTCTGCCAAAGATCATCAGTCGGCGGCTTGCGGACGACAACGGCTTTACCGGCTTGCTTGCCATTACCTTTGTCGCCTTCGATCTTGTACGTCCCATAGGCAATATCCAAGCCCGAAAAGATTGCCTTGAAACGTGAAATATCGGTCATTTCTGCTTTCTCGAAAGATGGGGCCTACTTGCAACATGTAAGTGGGGGAAAATATTGCTTTCGGCCCCGGGAAACATCAGAACGGTGTGGCGCCAGAGGCTCCTTCGCCGTCGCTATCGTGCTTGGTCTTCACCGCACCGGATGACACCGATGCCGCAAAGCTCTTACAAATAGCGTAAATGCTCTCGTCTTCGACAGTACCGATACGCTCGACTTCCCAGCCAAACCACTTGCCCTTGTCGTTTGACTCAGGCTGCGTGGAAAGCCGATACATCTGACTGTACATCGGGGGCGTGAACAGGCCGTTCTTACCCTGGAGCTTAACCGCTTGCATCATGCTGTTCCACTTGCGGCTCTTCTTGAGCTGTGTGGACTTCATCACGACAAGGGCCGGCGCGGGGGTGCCGTCTTCGCCGATGACCATGATGTAGTGGTTGGCCGTGTTTTCGATGTAGTTACCGTTGTCCAAGTAGTCCTTGTTGTCACCGGGTTCCCGATGAGTCTTGGACAGGACGTCACTAGTTGCCGGGTAGATGTGAATGGGCGCGCCAGATCCGCTGCCCCGCGGAGCCCACTCGATGTACTGACGCACATAGGCGCACGGAACGACCGTGATGCCCTTCTTGCCGTCATAGAGTTGGTTCGTAACGGAGTTCAGGATCATGCCGGGCAGGGCTCCGTCGAGCTCACCGACTTCGGGCGAAGTATTGGTGAGCAAGCGCAGGAACGGCAGGGCGAAGTCGTCCTGATTCATTCCCGCAAAGCTGCTACCGGCATCCTCCTCAAAAGCCGAGGCAATTGCCAAGGCGGTCGAGGCTTGGGATTTTTCTGCAAGTGCTGTTTTAGCCATGGTTCGTGGTCCTTTAAGATTTAATCGAGGCCTTTTTGCCGATGTACGCGCCGAAGAGTTCCATTGGGAACTGCTCACCGCGTGTCACCCGCTCCTTGACCCAGGCCTTGAGGGTCGAAGGTTCTACTTTCTCGGACTGCTCGACAGGGAAACCCTGCTGACCGAGCATGCCAAGGAGTCTGTTGCACAACTCGTCCTCGCCGCGCCCGAAGCGCACGCTGACGGTGTTCTTGATGATGTCGTCAAAGCCGTGGTCCCTGAGCCATTGGAAGGCCTCAGCGCGTCGGGCTTCAGTGATCGAGGCGCTGTAGAAGGGCTTCACCTCGATCGAGCTGCCGTCTTCCATACGGAAGGACGACATTCCGAGCTCGGCCAGCGCTTCAGGGATCGTCTCCTCGGTCAGCTTTCGATACTGTTCCTTATGCCCTTTGAGGATGTCTTCCGCGTCGTCAATCTGCTTTTCCAGTGACTTGGCGCGACGGGCAAGGGCAGCTATTCCGGTGATCTGATCGTCATTGACGCGCAGCGCATCGGCTTCGTTCTCAAATAAACTCGTTAGGCTCATTGGATTCTCCTTTCTTGAAAAGATCAACCTCAAGGGGGATGTAGCGGCGTTCCCGCTTATCCCACTTCAGGCACTTGAAGCGTCCATTGTTTTTGAACGCTGCCACCGCGCAACAGATACCTATTGCCGATGGATCCCCGATCAACAACAAATAGTCGTCGTCGGTGAATTTGTCCAGCTTACGCTGGATTCGCCATACCGTTGGTACGACGGAAAACGCAATCTGCGCATTGGGCGGCAGAATGGTCTCGATTTGGCCGTAATCCAAAGCACTTGCGATGTTGTGCTGCAAGGTCTCGGAAACGACATACACTTTAGGCACGGGACAGTTCTCCTTTCTCAAGTTCTGGGACTAGTGTAGACTCGCGCTTCAGGGATTGCAAGCCCTGTTAGAAAGCGAGATCAACATGAGCCAATTCTTACAGACTTATCGATTCAAAAACAAGCCGTTTGCGCATCAGGCCGCATACCTTCAACGATTCTGGGACCACCAAGTCGCTGCATTGTTTGCGGATATGGGCACGGGCAAGAGCTTCATGCTCATCAACAATATAGCAATGCTATACGACCAGGGTCGCATTAACGCGGCGCTGATCGTCGCGCCAAAGGGCGTGTACCGCAACTGGGTGGATACGGAAATACCTAAGCACATGCCCGAACATGTGATCCACCGTGTGGCGCTGTGGTCAGCAACGCCACGCAAGGCAGAAGAGCAGGCCCTTGATTCGTTGTTCGAGATCACTGAGGACTTGAAGATCCTCGTGATGAACATCGAGGCGTTCTCGACGCCGAAAGGAAACAAGTTCGCTCAAAGATTCCTGTTCGTGCATAACGCAATGATGGCGATCGATGAGTCGACGACGATCAAGACGCCAAACAGCAAACGCAGCAAAAACACTGAAAAAACAGGCAAAATGGCGAAGTATCGTCGCATTATGACGGGCTCGCCGGTGACGAAATCACCGCTCGATCTGTACCAGCAGTGCGCGTTTTTGTCAGAAGCCTGTCTTGACTCACCGTCCTACTACGCGTTCCAGGCGCGCTATGCCGTGACCTTCGAGCGACGTGTGGCGACGCACAGCTTCAAGCAGATCGTGGGGTACAGGAAACTCGACGAACTCAAAGAAAAACTCGATCGCTTCAGTTTCCGCGTCAAGAAGGAAGAGTGCCTCGATCTACCTGACAAACTCTACGTCAAGCGCGAAGTTGACCTGACTGACGAGCAAGTCAAGGCATACAACGAGATGAAGACGATGGCGCTGGCACAGTTCAAGGAAGGACTGATGTCCACAGTGAATGCGCTGACGCAGTTGATGCGTTTGCATCAAATCGTATGCGGACATGTCAAGTTGGACAGTGGCGCCGTGTTGCCGTTACCGAATAAGCGCATTGACGAGCTGATGTCGATCGTCGAAGAGACGGATGGCAAGATGATCATCTGGGCCACCTATCGGCATGACATCGACGCCATCAAGAAAGCCCTTCAGACCGAATACGGCATGGAGAGCGTCGGCACGTACTACGGGGACACCGAGACGGACGAGCGTCAGCGGGTGGTGGCGGAGTTCCAGAACCCCGAGAGCAAACTGCGCTTTTTCGTAGGCAACCCCAGCACCGGCGGCTATGGCCTGACGCTGACCGCGGCCAATGTGGTTGTGTACTACAGCAATAGCTTCGACCTCGAGAAGCGGTTGCAGTCCGAGGATCGTGCGCATCGTATCGGGCAGACTAAGAACGTGACGTACATCGACCTGATCACGCCCAAGACGGTCGACGAGAAGATCGTCAAGGCCCTGCGAGACAAGATCAACATCGCGACCCAGGTCATGGGCGAAGAGGTGATGAAATGGTTGATTTGATCCCGATCAGAAAGCTCTACCAGTACGAAAAGCTCAAGCGCATCGACTCGCCAGAGGGCCGGCGGTACGTCGACGGTAATGCAAACGCCTTACCGAGCGTCACCACGATCCTCTCAGGCACGAAGGACAAGGCCGCCCTTGACGCGTGGGCCGCGAGGGTTGGTGAGGCAGAAGCGAACCGGATCAAAAACGAAGCGGCCGCGGTCGGCACGCACATGCATAACGTCATCGAGCGAATGATCGCGTACCGGGATCTGCCGCGCCCTACCAATTGGCTCATGGTCAAGGGCTATGAGATGGGCTATCGGCTCGTGAACGAGTACTTTTTGAACTTAAACGAGATTTGGGGGTCAGAGGTGCCTCTCTACTACCCCGGCAAGTATGCGGGGACCACGGATCTCGTGGGCCTCTATCGCGGCAACCCTGCAATCGTCGACTTCAAGCAGTCGTTAAAGCCAAAGAAGCACGAGTGGATTCAGGATTACTTCCACCAGCTCGCGGCCTATGCGCTTGCGCACGATGTGGTGCATGGCACCACAATCACCCACGGCTATGTGCTGATCGCGCTACAGACAGGCGGTACGCAAGAATTCAGCACCACGGGTGCCGAGTTCGAGCGTTACAAGACGGCGTGGCTCGAGCGAGTGGATCGCTTTCTTAGCCAGGCATCGGCGGGGCTCCCCCCTGCATCGCAGCCGCCCCAGTAATCGCATCGTTCGGGAAGAGCTGTTGGAGCATCATCCGGCTTTGCGAAGACTGAGGACCGCCGCTGGTCGGCGGAGGACCACCGGGCGCAGGGCCGCCTCCCCCTGAAGGCAACCCCGGCATGCCGCGCGTTGTGGGCGCCGGGGGCCGCATGCGATTACGTCGTGCTTCTTCGCGACGACGCTCGACGTCCCGTTGCTGTTCTTCCGTGACGTTGAGCGCCGGAATCGTGCCGCGCTGAGTAGTGTTCATGAGTATTCCGGCACCGCTAAGGCGATCGCGAGCTTCTCTAAGGAAGGCCAGCTTTTCTTCGTCCGTACGGCCTTTTTGCAGCAATGCGGCCATGATCTTCGGATCTGCCGCGGCCTCCTTCAGTGCTGCGAGGGCATTGAGCCGTGGCATCTGATTAAAGAGCTGCTGGGCCGTGTTCGACACGGCGCTGGCCGCAGCAAGCGAGCCTGGACCACTTGGGATCGCATTGGAGCCGAGATGCAAGGCGAGAAAGCGCACGGCAAATGCATCAAGCGGATTACCGCCGGCCATGACGTTCTCGAGGAACGCCCGATTGCCCTTCGCTTCTTCGACGCGGCGCATCGGAGTGAGCAAACGACGGATGTTTTTCACCTCGTCGCTCGTCATCAGCCCCTGTGTACGCAGGACATTAATGACAGACGGCTGCCCCGGAGCGAGCGGTCTGAAGAGGCTGTCATCGAAGGCCTTAACGCTAAACTGATTGCCTGTGCCGCCGGCCTTGGTGTACGCCCACTCAAGAACGGAGGACTTCAAGCCATCGAGCGCGGACTGACGATTCGGACCGGCTTTGTTGACGACCTCGATGAGTTGACGAAGCCCTGTAATCGGAGCACGGCTCGTTAAGATATCGGATACGGCAGCCGTTGGCTTTTCGCCGCCCGCAAGCACAGAGGCAAAGGCCTCTTGGTTACGCAACTGACGCGCGGCGGCGGAGTTCGGATCCTTAATAGCCGCAAAGGCTGTTTCTGCGTCTAGGGCATTGGTCAGGTCGTTCTTCAATGAACCGAACTTGTCCAAAGTGTTTTGATTGCGGGCCATCCAAGAGGCAAGTGCCTGTGCGTTAACGCGCCCCGTCTGTGGGTTGAGGATGGTCGGATCTGTCATCGCCAAGCGCAGAACACGCTCCATGGCATCCGTGACGGACACCACGCGCTCCTTAGACGCTTGGGCCAATGGCTCCATGTCCTTGAGCTGCTGTCGGACGATTGCAATCTGTGACGGAGGTGCCTTAGCTGCACGAAGTTGAGCGAGCTGCTTAGTCAACGCGTCGTATTGCTGACCAAAGAGGCCAACGGCGTCTTCGATCTGCTCCATGCGTGCGAAGGTCAGGTCGCTGTCGCGACCGAACATCCGGCTGACAAGAATTTCTGGTGGGATACGCTCGGCGCCGGCCTTTGTGACTGCCGTCATGTCACGCGCGTAGCTACGTGTGAAGTTATCGTTCAACGAACGTGAGAACGTGCGGGCACGATCGTAAGCCTTGGTATTGAGCTGCGAAAAGTCATCGAGGATAGACTCCGCCAGCATGCCAAACATACGAGCATCCTGTGGGGAGCGTTGGCCAGTGCTTGAGGACGCATCGCGTGCCCATCCCAACAGATCGCCACGGATGCGGATAAGCTCGTCAACCGGAGTCTTGTTGCCAAGCGGATCGTAGATCGTCTTGCCACCGCGGCCCGGTCGGAATCCTCCGATCAAGAACTCTTCTGGAACCTTTCCGGTTTCGAGGTATTCCGGGGTGCGCATGCCGCGCTGATATGACGCGATCGCGGTTTCGTTGATGCCAAGACGACCCATGATCGAGCGAAGCTCGGCAGGTAGTGACAGATAACGCTCAGGCGTCATGTTTGACGCCATGTCGAGGAACGTCGTCAAGGTTTTCTTCGGAACAAGGGTCTTGGGGACGATTTCGCCTTTGCGCACACGCATGCTTTGCTGGAAAGCCTCGCGCCAGAGTTTCTTTTCGTAGTCGCGAGCGTCATCAAGCGCCTGATTAACATTGCGCTTGATAGTGTCTCCGATTAACAAACGATTAGCGGCCGTGTCTGTTGAAATACGGGACACAGCATCTTTTGCGCTACGTTCAGCAATGCCTATACGACCCATGACCATGCTGTCGTACATCTGCCCCTGCATTTCAGCGGCCATGCGTAACGCCGCCGGGCTGCCGACATTTTGCAGAGACTGAATCAACGACTGCTGTGCCCGCATGGCCAGCAGCGCCTGGTTCTCCACCTTCGACTTGAACATCGGATCGCCACGGGCGAGGCTCAATTCAAGGATCGAAAGGCCCGGGTCGCCTGTCGCTTGAGCCGCGGTCGGCTTTGCATCAGGCGGGAAGTCTTTTTCGAGCTGCTTGATGAGGTTTTTGTAGTACCGATCGCGTAAGAAAGAGGCCTGTTGCAGGGCCTCTGGCGTACCAAGTTGCTCGAGCTCACGGATCGGGGCGGATTCCTTGAGAACGCCATCCAAGACCCCGTACAAGCGGTTAGCACGTGCCTGATCAACAACCCCCTCATTAAACTGACGGGTGACGACGTTTTTAAGGGTGTTGTAACCGACATTGATGCCGTTCAATAGCAACTTACCGGGGGTAAACACACTTGCGCCGAACTCAGAAGCAAAACGCATCCCGGCTTCACCAGGATAGAATGCCTCGGCGGCTCCCCCCGCGGCGCCTGCCGAGCCCGCCGTGAGTGCTTCAATTCCCAGGTAGGTTTTTGGATTACGGCGCGCAAACTCTGGCGTGTAGGTGATTAACTTGTGAATTCGGGAGCCGACGTTATTGCCGACAAAGACGGCGGACGGCGCACGCACAAGCAGGGAGGAAGGCGATGCTCCGAGAATGCCTCCCGCCGTGATTGCTCCTTCACGATAAGGCACGAGATCCTCGCGCGGCGGAGCCGGGAAGAAGTCGGCAAGCGTGTCACTTAGCAGATACGTTCCGCCATACGCCCCAGCGGCCGCAAGGATTGGAATCGCATAGGCCTGCGGGACAGGAATCATTGCTGCATACGGAGCGGTCGTCGTAAATGCAGCGGCCGCAGCAGCAGCCGGAGTACCGTAACGCACAGCACCTTCGGTAAGCCCCAGCCCAACCTGAGTCGCTTTTTCCCCTATCGTGGGGCCTAGCGGCCTAAGAGAAGGAGGTAACGGAGGCGTTGTTTCTCGTAGTGGATCAAAAATCACGCCCATTAACGACTCAGTTCCCGTCTCAGTTATTGGGCGAAGACTTGGAGGGAGGGGTGGAACGGAAGACGCAGATGCGTTGCTGGGGGCAGCCTGCGCTAACAAGGCGCCCACGGGGTATGCTGCGGCAATCGCTGCCTCATCCAGCATTGAAGGATCTTGTTCTAACTGTCGATCGCCAATGCGCGTTACCGTGACATCAGGCTGCGCCTGTTGGGCAGCCATACGCGGCAACTGAGCAAACAGTGCTTCTCGCTTGTCTACAGGTAACGTATTGAACGTCTTTGGATCCATGGCAAACCGGGGATCAAGCCCCAGGCTCTGCATGGACCCACGAACAGAAGAAACCTGCTCCGGGGTCAGGTTCTCAAACCGGAAACGATCACTAGGAGTTGCCATGCTTATCGGCCTTCAATCTCTGCCGGAGTGATTCCGTACCACAGAACCTCTTTAACATTAGGCGGAAGTCTAGCCGCCTCCTCTTCGCTATACACTGTTGGAGGAAGCCCAAAATTGTTACGAACGCGCTCGAGCAACGATACTTTAGCACGTGCTTCCGTGCGTTGCCCCGGAGACAGCGTCGCCCCTAATGTACCAGGGCGATCGTCGGCTTTTTTACGATAATCTGCGAGTACTTGGTCCATGATGGTTGCAAGACCAATTAGCTGCGTGCCGTAAACTTCAGGATCTTTAATAGCCGCTGGCCTAAGTTGAAGTACGGACTGCAACATTTTCTGCTCCGTCACGCTGTTCTGCGCGCTCTTGAGGAACGCTTCAACCACCTCTTCCGACACAAGTTCTGCTTGCGAACGAGCGAGGGTAATGTCTTTCATTGGATCGCCAAGGCCAGGCGTCTTTGAGAGGTTTGCGTAGATAGACGCAAAAGGTCCGGCAATCTTTGCCCGATCGCGCCACAGAGATACCGGAGCGGCCATTGCCACCTCACGCGGCAAACGTGCAGGCTCGTCCGCAGGACGATCCGATGCACGCGCCGTCCCCGCCTCGGTCGGCCGTTCCCCGCCAGGAGAAAGCAGCGGAGCGGGAGCTTCAATCATCTCTCCGGTAGCCATTTGATCTCGAGAAGCGCCTTCCGGTGCAGACTCGCGATTAAGCGTGACTGGCGCGCCCGTAACAGCACCGCTCTTGCGCAAATTTTGCGCCTCAAGGACGAACTGCGGCAGCTTCTTACCCGGAAGCGTCTGATACTGCCCAGTAGGTAGCCGTGAATCAGGGTCGAGAACAGGCTGATACCGCGGCTCGGTGTAGCTCGTGATCGCCGACGCAAGAAGGTTGTTCTCTTGTGGCGTCGTCTGACCCGCCGCGTACCGTTCGGCAAGCCCCGGCGTATTGAAGACGCTCATCTCCCAGTCGCTCCTGGAGATTGGGCTTCCTACGCCACGACGCTCTGCGGCCCGGAACTTGGCGTCCGCCTGAAGAATGGTGTTGAGCACCGAACGCTTCTCTGAAGCAAGCTTTGTGTTGATCTGCTGGATTTCGTCGCGATCCTTCTCTCCCGCCTGCAACGCCAAGAGTTTGAGCTGACGCTGAGTCGTCTCGATATCATTGACGCGCTTTTGAATAGCGGCCGGAAGATTGCTAAATGCGCCAGCCAAACGCGACATCGGCGAGCCACGAAGGACTTCGCCCCGTGGGCCGCGGTTTGAGGCGAAATTAAGCGCCGCTCCGGCAATGTCAAACAGCATGTTTGCTTTCGTAGCCTCACGATCCGGGCCGAGCAACCGCTCGTACTCCGGCAGTCGTGCCTGCATAGCTTTCTCAAGCGTCGGAACTTCTTGCGGACCTTGAAACAGCGAGCTCATCGCCGCCATCTGCGCCGCTTGAGTCATTTCAGGAGAGTAGAGCATGCCCGCGGCAGTGCTTCTTTCATCGTACGGGGTCACGCCCTCCTCATCGGACCCGTCTTGAAAACGCTGAACGAGACCGCCGTCACGCATTTGGATCGGCGGCAGGCCTTCCGGCGGAATTGGCTGTCCGTCCGGGCCAATCATCGGACCTCCAGGAGGCGGCCCGCCCATCGGCGGACCACCCGGTGCCCCTCCGCCCCCAGGGGGAGGACCGGCAGCAGCGAGAAGAGCGGCCATATCACCGCCAGCAGGCGGTGCGGCTCCACCAGGAGGAAGCGGCGGAGCACCGGGAGGCGGAGCTCCCATGGCTCCCCCCGGGGGCGGCGGCATTGGAGGTTGTGGCCCTTGGGCCATGGGCCCTGATTGGGGCAGCGCGCCGATCCCACCGCCCTGCGCGAGCACCGGCTGGAGCATCGCAAGGACAGAATCGGGAGTCTCGGACGCGGCCTCGTAGCCTACCAGATCCGCAAGCTCTTCGCGACGCGCATCGACCGAGCGCATGTCCCCGCGAAGGTTGTTCATCAGGATTTCGGGCGAGTCGACGCGGCGATTGAGCATCTTTGCAGAAACCGCATCGTCGGAGCTTTCCTCCTCTTCGAGCGCCGCTTCTTCCTCGCCAACGTCGTCGAGGAAGCCTTGCATTATGCCGACGTTTTCGATGTCGTCCATCATCTTGTCTTTCATGATTATCCTGGCCCCTTAAAAGAGTCCGGCTGCTTTTGCGCCCGCCGCTGCGGACAAGCCCGCTAATCCGATGCCTGCCGCCTGCTGGAACGGGCTTGCCGAAGGTTGGCTGACCGCGGACGTCGCCATCTGTGTGGACGGCGCGCCGCGATAGATGTCGGAGAGGAATCCCGCCTGTTGATACGGCGCGTAGAGCTTCTGCATCTGCGTCGCTCGCTGTGCATCGAGCACTTGTTGATTGTACGCCTGCTGCGACTGTCCGACGTTGTAAAGGAAGTTGATGTCCGACTGCTGCATGCCCTGCGCAGCCTGGCCGATGCCGAGCTGCTGAAGGCCCTGCTGGCCGTACTGCTGTCCGAACTGGCCCAGGCCCTGCGCTGTTTGCTGACCGATTCCAAACTGCTGCCCCGCCAGCGAGCCAATGCCCTGCGCGATGTTCTGGAACTGCCCCGACTGCTGGCCGTAAATGCCAGCGAGGGCCTGCGCAGCCGCAGTGCGTCCCGAACCCTGCTGCATGAGCAGGTTGGAGATGTTCTGCTGGATGTTGGACTCTTGCCCAGCGAGCGCACCCTGCTGCGAAGCAAGATTGCCGTAGCCCTGCGCGGCTTGTTGATAGATGTTTGCTGCGGACTGCCCCAAACGAGCCTGTTCCACGCCGAGCTGGCCCAAGCCTTGGCCGGCAGCGATCTGCTGCTGCGAGAGGTTGCCGTAGAGGCCTGCGCCCGACTGTCCCAGTTGCGCTTGCTGCGCGGCCTGCTGCCCTACGGTCTGGCCGATGTTGGCGATCTGTCCCGCAGCCGCCTGTTCGGCCGCCGCGCGCTGCGCCTCGAGCGAGCCCATGGTCTGGCCGGCCTGCACGCCAAGGCCTGCCTGTTGAGCAGCGATCTGAGCGGCAGTCTGGCCAAGCCCGGCCTGCTGCGCTGCCGCTGAGATCTGCCCTTGGCCGGCTTGCTGGAGCATTCCAGCCGCGGCCTGCCCGAGCCCCGCTTGCTGGGCGGCAACCTGTGCCGCCTGACTGCCAAGCTGCCCCGTGGCCTGTGCCCCCTGTAGTGCACGTTGCTGTTGCTGCTCAAAGGTCGCCATCGCATTGGCTTGAGCCTGTGAGTAGCCCTGACTGAGCAGATTGGCGATAGTCCCCGCCTTCTGCTCGAGCTGGCCGCGCTTGAGTTCCGCGCGCTGTACGCCTTCGCGTTCGCTGCCAAACGCTCCCGCACGAACGGCCTGTGCAGACGCCCCTTGCTGCGCAATCGCGCCCTGCCGATCGATCTGCTTCATGGCCTCGTCGATCACCTGTTGGCGATACGGGTCCATGAACGACTGCGTGCGCGAGGGATCAAAGCCCTGCGTGCCCGCGCCAATCCCACCAATGCCCTGTTGAATGGCCTGCTGGGCGGTTTGGAACCCCGGCTGCTGCGCAGCGCCAGCGGCCTGCTGTGCGCCCTGATAAAGCGCCCCGACTCCCTGCGCCATGCCAGGCGCCCCTGCGGCTTCGCGAGCCATCTGAATGGCTTGTTGCCCAGTGCCAAGACCCTGCGAAACGGCCTGTTGTGCGCCGGCCATCTGCGGCACGCCCGCGGCTCCCGCAGCGCGTTGAGCGGCATTTTGCAGAAGTTGCTGTGAGCCAGAGAAATCTGCGCCCATCGCACCAGCGGCCATGCGCTGTGCGTCGGTGAGTCCCCGCATGCCCTGTCCGATTGCAGCGGTCGCCGGCGTGAGATCGGCCTGCGAGGAGCGCGCGGCCATGTTCTGCGACGTCGCAAGGGCGTTGATGCCCGTGCCGATGTCTTGATACGCCGCACCGAAACGGCCCGTCGTGTCCGCTTGAAGCGCGCGCCGACCGGCAAGGTCCATGTATTCAAGGCCAGTGTTGATCTGGCCAATGCCGCCGCCCATGCCTGCCGCAGCGGCGCCGGCCTGACGCATCGCGGCCTGCGCGTCCGCGAACTGCCCACGGGTGTCTGCGCCACGGAGAACGTCCGCCGCCTCACGGGTCATGCCCATGCCGCCCGACAGGGCCTGATTTGCAGCGGTTACATACGGGGTAAACGCGCCCACGCCCTGCTGCTCGGCCGCACGCATAGCAGCAATCTGTGCGGGGGAAAAGCCGGCAACCTGATATCCCGGAATCTGCTCGGCAAAGCCGGGCTGAAACGCAAGTTTTTGCGCCTCTTCAAGAAGCCTGAGCTTATAAGCTTCAATTTCCGGGGCTTCCCGGACAATTTGTTGCTGGATTGAAGTATCTGTTGCCATTTATTTGCCCTCGGCCTTTCCGCCTTCCAGCATCTTCATCAACTTGTACATGCGCCGCGCGCCTTTGCGACGACTTCCGCCGCCGGCGTTGCGAACGGCACGTGCCGTGAACACAAATTCACCGTCCGAGAGCATCGCCGGGATAGAATCCGACGTTCCCGTGCCGGGGCCGTTGATCGGACCTGTTTTACGCGGGAAATGCGTCGGCTGCCCGCCTCGACGCAGCCCCTGTGCCGCCATAGTGCCCTGGTTATTTTGACTGTTTAGCGCCTGAATGGCTTGCCCTGCGGCTTGCGCGGCCTGCGGACCGCTGTAAAGCAGTCCTTCGGTCTGCGCTACTTGGACAGGATCCTGTGCCGCCTGTTTGATAGCGTTATTTACCACACCGCCCTGCCGATAGCCCGGCGGACGTGCTGCTTGAACAGGGTTTCCGTACAACAACGGCACGCCGTACAGACCAGAGACGTTATACGGCTGCGGAATGCCCTGCGGCATGTTCGTCGGTGAGCTGCTCGGCGCGTAATACGTCGGAGTGGGGCCCACAGGCATCGTTGAGAAAGAGCCGGGGGCCGTGGTGCTTGGTCCGGGAGCCGTGCTTGACGGACCAAGGCCATACGACGGGGTTTCAACGACCGGATTGTAGGGCTTGAGCACCGTCGGCTCGAGGCCGCCTTTGAACTTCTCCGGGTTGTCGCGGATATAGTCGCTGCCCGTGTAATCACGATCGAAAAGCGGATTCTGATCCACTTCGCCCGCCTTAAATCCGCCGGCTAGGCCAGACACGGTGAGCGCCGTTGCGACGCCCGGCACATATCGGGCGAGTGTGCCTTCTTTAGCAGTAGGATTGACTAAAAATGCGTTCTTGAACGCATCAAACGTCGGCGCTTCTCCGCCCGGGGCAAGAGTCTTGATGAAATCGCCCATACGACCAAAGGTCGTCGAAGCCGGAGCTGCGCCCGGAGTCGAAGGGGTCGCTGCCGCCGTCGGCGCGGCGGTTGCCGCCTGCATAACGGGGCCTTGAGCGCCTCCCGCACGAACCGCAGCAAACTCGTCTGGCGTATAGCCCATGCCGAATAACTGCGCATCCGTCATAGAAGCAGGGGAGCCCGCTGCTGGCGCGGCGGGAGCAGGGGCTCGCGCTCCTGACATGTCTCCGCCCATGCCAGAGGCCACATCCGGCGGGGCCTCGGGAGCTGTTGATGGAGCGGCCTGGGGCTTGTAGGTGAGGCCCGTTTGAATGCCAGACTGAAGTCCTAGTCCAAGGGCCTCTTGCGTGCTCATGCCCGCGGCCTTGCCGACCGCAGCACTCGTCAGGCCCGCGCCAATACCTTGTGCGACCTTGCCCCCTTCGGTCACGCCAGGAAGCTTGCCTGCATACTTCGCGATGCTTGAAACAGGATTGACGCCGCCGACCGTGCCACCCGCGCCGAAGTAACTCGTCGCTGCGTTGATCAAAAGGCTCTTGGCATTGATCTTCTCGCCAGCCATAGCCGACACGCCCGCCGCAGCAGCCGTGGAGGCCAAAGCCGTTGCCGCAGCAGCCGCTGAAGTCGACAACGCTACGCCTGCCGCCGTGCCCGTAACAGACCCTACAACGCCCGCAGCCGCAGGGCCGAGGACCGTGGCTAGTGCAACGGTCGCAATGACACGTACGATCGGGTTCTTGAGCAGTTTCTTAACGGCTTTCTTGACGCCCTTAAAGAGCTTCTTCAAGAAGAACTCGGGCAGGCCTGTTTGCGGGTTGATCGTGCCCGAGCCGCCCATCGCCTTGAGAAGGCGCGCTTCGGCCGGGGTAATGTGAGCAAGGATCGAGTCGCCGTTGCGCCCCTGCGAGGCGAGGTACTTAGCCACATCGGCTAGTCCACCCTTGGCCATGGCCATCGGCTCGAGGCCTTCGACGACCGGCGACATCTCCATCGGCGCCTGTGCGCCTTGCGCACCGGCAGCCTGATACTCATTAAGCGCCATGATGGCGAGACCAATGAAGGCCGGATCGTACTCTTCCGGCAGGTCATCGCTGTCCATCATCCCTGAATCGATCAGGCGCTGGCGAAGTGCCGGGTATTCGTCCGGCCTCTGCGACATGTACTCAAGGACTTCGAGTA